CAAGTTGTAGACGTATTATTCGCCGGTTCTAAGTTTCCGGTGGGTATTGAGAGCCGTAAGTACCCCTCTAATGTTGCTGGTGCGGTAAATTACGACCCAAATGCCATTACTTCTGAAAAAGTAGAGGAAATGGCCGGTGTACAGTACACACCCAAGCGTCCTATTGCCCGTCCCGACATTGAGAAGGATTTGGGGCCATATAAGGACAAATTAGAGCCTATTGCCGATGAATTAGAGATGGGTACAGGGGATTCACCTTCTGCTATCTACTTTGAGCCTGCAAAACTTGCCGCCCAGAGCATGGAACGCAAAATGCACGATCAGTTGGATGAAACCAACGCCTCTAAGCATCTGCGGTCTGTAGCCTTTGAGACCTGCCTGTTTGGTACAGGTATCTTGAAGGGTCCATTTGCATTCGACAAAGAATATCCACGCTGGGATGATGAGGGTAATTATGATCCTTTGTTTGAAACTATTCCCAAAGTGGAGTATGTGTCTATCTGGGATCTATATCCCGATCCAGACGCCCGAAACATGGCTGAAGCTGAGTTTACTATACAGCGTCACCGTCTGAACCGTACCCAACTCCGTAGCCTTAAACGCCGCCCACACTTCCGTGATGAGAGCATCGAACTGGCTATTGAGTATGGCCCACAGTACCAGCGTGAGTATTGGGAAGATGCGCTTGATGAAAGCAATAATTCTGAAAGCCCAGACCGCTACGAGGTTCTTGAGTATTGGGGTGTGCTGGACACTGAGCTTGCTGAACAGGCTGACATAGAATTACCTGATGAGGTAGAAGATCGTGACGAAGTACAGGTCAACGTATGGATTTGTAATGGTCAGATCCTGCGTCTGGTAATCAACCCCTTCACACCTACACGCATCCCATACTCTGCAGTGCCTTATGAGCTAAACCCCTACGGGTTCTTCGGCATTGGCGTAGCAGAGAATATGGAAGACACACAGCTTCTGATGAACGGCTTCATGCGGATGGCTGTAGATAACGGTGCGTTGTCTGGTAACCTACTTATTGAGATTGATGAGACCAACCTAGTACCGGGTCAGGATCTTTCTGTGTACCCCGGCAAAGTGTTTCGGAGACAGGCTGGCGCACCCGGGCAGGCCATTTTTGGCACCAAGTTCCCTAACGTGTCTAACGAGCTTCTAATGATGTTCGATAAGGCACGGCAGCTATCTGATGAGGCTACTGGTATCCCGTCCTACAGCCACGGTGCTGGCGGTGTGATGGGGGTTGGTCGTACAGCCTCTGGTATGTCCATGTTGATGGGTGCAGCCGCACAGAACATTAAAGCGGTTGTGCGTAATCTGGATGACTACCTTCTGTCACCTCTGGGTAAGGCACTCTTTGCTTTCAACATGCAATTCAATTTCGATCAGCAATACACCAAAGGTGATCTTACGGTTAAAGCCCGTGGCACAGAAAGCTTGATGCGCAATGAGATCCGCAGTCAGCGTCTGCTACAGTTTATGCAGATGACCGCCAATCAACAGATGGCACCGTTTGTTAAGTATGACTTCATCTTGCGTGAGCTTGCAGCGTCTATGGACCTAGATGAAGACAAGATTATGAACGATCCACGGGAGGCGATGATCCAAGCCAAGATGATGGCTGAGATCCAAGCAATGATGCCACAGCCTGATCCAGCACAAGCTGCACCGGCACCGGGTGGCGCACCTTCCCCACAAGACCCTACAGGCAACGGCAACGGTAATATTGCACCGGGTGGCGCACCAGAACCGGGCGCTCCCGGCTTCACAGGCGCAGGTGGTGGGGACAACGGCGGGAACGTACCGCAGCCGCCACAAGGACAGCCTCAGTAATGTGGGTACTTCTGTTCTTTCAGATACTGAACAACAACGTAACGCATTACCAGCTAGGTCAGTATCCTAGCGAGAAAATCTGCATGGAAGAAATGACTAAGGCGAGTGTTCTAGTCACTACCAACAACATTGCGTTGTACTGTTTCAGGGTAAATAATGGATAAGAATTTATATCGCCTGTTGCTTCCTTTGGTAAATAACAAAGAGCAAATGGATCTACTGCACGATTACGTTGCAGCTAGAATTGAAGGTCTTCGTGACCTTCTAGAAAAACAAAAAGACCCACAACGGATTTTAGAAATTCAAGGGGCAATCACAGAACTTCGTAGATTTAAAACACTTCGTGATGAAGTGATTAAGGGTGCAGACTAATGGACGCTATTACTGAGCATCACTACCTAAACATTGCGAAGGGCAAAGCTAAAACTCTTGAGGACGGCAACTTAGCGACTGTGAATACCATCATAGTAAACATAGATGGGGTTGAAACTCTGATACCCACTGTATGGGATGGTGAAATAGTTTCTGATGAACAGGCTACCCGTTTTGCAATTGATAGCGGCGTGGATTGGCCCACCCGTACAGGTGACAATGCGGTTCAAGAATTAGAAGAGTTCGACGCAGAAATTCATAAATCTATGACGGACATGACAAGTCCCGAAGAGGCTTCTGAGATATTACAGAACAATAAAAAGGGTTTTGATGAGGGCGGCTTGATGGTTGAAACAAGCCCTCGCCCTAAAGCCCGTCCCAAGACAGAGCTACCTTACGAGGATGCCGATAAGATTGAGCGTCTGGTATGGGCAGAAGCCCGTGGGGAAGGCGTAGAAGGCCGCAACGCTGTTCGTGGGGTGATCTTCAACCGACTAGCCTCTTCACGCTTCCCAGACACCGTAGATGAGCTTCTGACTGCAGATGAGTTTGAACCGATCCGTAAGTATGGTGATGTTTATAGCATCCCTGTACCAGAAGAAGATCTACAACAGGGTCACGCTGAGTTCGCTGATTACTATCAGATTGGGGAAGATGCAGTAGACGGGCGTACATTCTTTCAGAATACAAGTACAACCAAAGCCCGTGGTACAGACTTTTCTGGTCCAGACCCCATTACCATCGGCAAGCATACTTTTACCCGTGGGTACGAAGGCCAAGAGCCGGTGTACGACACAGATTTCTCACACAACATTACGATTACTTATCCAGAGTACGCACAGGCCAACCCAGAAGGCATGGCCCTTGGTGGTTTAGCGGTAGCTCGTAAAGGCATTATGACCCCGGAAGGCGAAGACATGGCAGATAATAAATTTCAATTAGACGAAAACAAAGCAGATCTGGACAATGACGGGTCTCTTTCTTCTTACGAAAAAACCCGTGCAGAGGCAGTGCAGAAAGCCACCTCTGAGGAAGATGAACTAGACATGTACCACGGCGGCATGATGGGGCCAGTAGACCCTGTCTCCGGTAACCCAATCCCTGTGGGTTCCTCTGCCGAAGAGGTGCGTGACGATATTGATATTAACATATCCCAAGGCGAATACGTTCTGCCTGCAGATGTTGTGAAATGGCATGGCCTGAAACACATCATGGATATGCAAGAAGAGGCAAAGATGGGGCTTATGGCTATGGATACCATGGGCCTTATCCAAGCGGCTGGCGGAGAAACAGTCGAAGACGGCATGTGTCCAATTTGTATGGATGAAGAGTGTGAAGGTTGTGAAGAAACAGCCTCAGACGATGCCGAAACACCAGAGGGTGAAGTAGTAGAAGAGGCAGTTGTGGAGGTTTCCGAAGAGGAACCGGAAGTCAACGAAACAGATGATTACAAAGACAGTGATTATTCCAAAAAGACTTCCATGTACGGCATGGTGAAGAAGCCAAAGGTTACTTTCATCGTGTGATTTAGAGGGCCACCTTCACCACAGTGTGAAGCCCCCAAAGGAAAAACTATGAGCAAATATAGACGTAAAGAAGAGTTAGAGGCTGACACATCATACTCTGAAGAACTTGAAGCACAGGTATCAGTAGATCCTGAACCGAAGGAGCCAGAAGAGGCTTCCTTTAAAAAGCGGTACGGTGATCTGCGGCGACACACCCAACAGTTGATGTCCCAGAAGGATCAGGAGCTAGAGAAGCTCAAAGAACAGCTTGATAGCGCAGCAAAGGGACAGATTAAGTTTCCCAAGACTGATGATGAAATCGAGGCATGGTCTAAGAAGTATCCTGATGTTTCCAAAATCGTAGACACCATTGCACGGAAACGTGCCAATGAAGCTCTTGAAGAAGGTGAGAAGCGTCT